TGGGAACGAAGAATATTTACCGCGGTAGAGCTTTTTTTCTATTAAAGATGGATCAGTGTAATCAAATTCAGAGCTTTGTATACACTCTACTCTGACAGACTCTACCTCTTTTAGCTTATTATAAAGGTATGTACCAACATAACCTTTGCCTATTATAAGGACTTTAACCCATCTAGTTCTCATACGTGTATTGTATATACCGTATAATACTTTTCAACTACTCTTGTACTCTTGTATACAGTCTTTTATTTGCTGAATATTAATATCACCCTCAGCCATGCTCTCTTCTATTTGCTCACAAAATCCTTCAGCTAATTCTGCTAATTCATAATCTTCAGTATTGTCTAAAACTTCCTTTAAATTATCTAAAGCTTCATACATTTCCTGTACCTTTTTATCAAACTTATTTAACACAGCTGTGGGTTTCATATTGCTATTTATCTAACTACTAAAATTTTAAATAGTGTAATGGTTTAAAATAGCTTCTATTTCTGCTTTCATATAATTAATATGATACGATAAGAATCTATCATCTTGCAGATAAAAAATTACACACTTTCTACATCTCTTACCAGACATCTTTTCATATAAGTAAGCATAGAGTGATAACTGTAACCCATATATATTAAATTCGCAATTGTGGAGATGGCTTACCGGGTCCTTTAAACGTTCAGAGTAAGGTGAACTAAATTTAAACTTCTTGTTAGTTTTAAAATCACCAATAGTAAACTCATTTTTATGCTCATAGATAAGATCAGCTGTACCAGCTACCCCATATTGTTCATCATATAAGAGATTCTCACTCAATACCTTTTTAAACGAGTCAATTGATCTCTCTACTGCTTTATCATAAGACTTACACAACCATCCCCAATCACCTTCCGCTTCCCCATAATTAATATAATCTTCAAGCACCGCATGAATATTAGTACCTCTTGTGCATGCTTTGTTCTTTTCTTGCTCCCACATCTCAAGTACAAATTCTTGTGACACTCCCTCTCTCTCTGCTACTCTTTTTGAATGACCATCTCTATCAAAGGGCTGCTTGTACTTACCAAGTAAGGTAGTTACTGATATAAAAGGCTTATTAGTTTCTGTATGCGTATATGTATGCGATGCTTCGTCAAATTTAATTTTCACTATTTCATATTATAATTACATTATTATAAAATCAATATTATATTAACATATCTCTACAATTACGTGGTTTTTATAATAAATATATAAAATGGAACCGGAAAAATCCCTGCTTAAAGAGTTTATTAATGGTGGATGGGTTGTACCTCTAATAGGAGCAGGTGCGATGCTAGCGCGTTTACTTTCTGCAGAGAACAAATATACATGGCTCCAACAACTACGTAAAATACTAACTGCTGGTATATCAGCAGGTATTGCATGGTTCATTTTAGAGCAAACAGAAATATCTTCTCTGTATAAAGCTGTTACATATGGAATTATTGGGGTCATATCACCAGAAGTGATTGCAGGTATTGTTAAACTTGGTAAGAGATTCGCAGATAACCCTGAAAAAGTCCTGAAAAAATGAAGCCATATTACCTAGTATACATTTTATCGGCTATAATTTTAGCCTTTGTCATAAAAGGATATTTTTACGTTGATGAAATACAGCACAATTTATGGGCCATAAAGCAAGGTGTCGCTATAGATCATGGCCCTTTATGCTATTCTTTAGAAGATTTTAAAAAGCATTTGGTTTTATCAGGTGTACTGTCTGTAGTTATTACTGTTTGTTGCAAGCTAAAAGCCCCAAAGTAAATAAATATACATATGGGGAAGAAAATCACTCAATTACCAGACAATCAGCTACCATATGACGGAAATGAATTAGTTGCTATTGTTGAATCTGGAGAAACAAGACAAGGTACGTTAAGTTCGTTAGTAAGTTACCTCTCTGGAGCTCTTTATAATAATCAATACCCGCTTGCCACACCGCATAGAAATAATTTCTTTACAGCGACTCAGACATTTTTAGGTAGTATTAGTGCATCAGGTGGGTTAGTTATGGGTAGTAAGGCTGCAACAACTGGCACAGACGCTTCTGTTGCAGGTGGTTGCTGTAATACTGCAAGCGGTGGATGTTCTACAGTAGCAGGAGGTCGTAATAATACAGCTAGTGTATCAGGTACATTCATAGGTGGAGGTTCGTGTAATGCTGCTGCAGGTTGTTGTTCAACTATAGCCGGTGGCTTTAGTAGCTACAATACAGGAGCGTTTACAACTGTCGCTGGGGGATGTGAGAATTTAGTTTATGGAGGGTGTTCAGTTGTTGGAGGTGGTTCGTGTAATAAGAATTTTTGTAACCTTACAACCGTTGCTGGAGGTTGCTGTAACGTAGGGTGTGGTACTAACTCTGTTGTTGGTGGAGGTTCGTGTAACGTTACAACCGGTATATGCTCAACAATTGCAGGTGGATTTAGTGGATGTAGTATTGGACAGTTCGGTACAGTTGCCGGTGGTTCGTGTAACGCTGCTTGTGGAAATTGTTCTACAGTAGCGGGAGGAACTGCAAATAAAGCATGCGGTCATAATTCATTTATAGGTGGTGGGTGTACTAACACCGCTACAGGCTCCGGCGCTTATGTTGGCGGTGGATGCCAAAATCAAGCTACTTGTAATAGTGGTGCTGTCGTTGGTGGTGTATCTAACACTGCATGTGGTTTAAGTTCTTTTGTTGGTGGTGGTCATAGCAACGTGGGTTGTGGTCAAGGATCTACTATTGGTGGTGGGGATACAAACTGCACGGTAGGTAACCATGGAGTTGTTGGAGGTGGTCAATTTAATTGCGCATGCGGTGCATGTAGTGTTATCGTAGGTGGTGTGTGTAATTGCACTAGTGCGGCTGATACAATTATTGTAGGTGGGCGTTGTAATCAATCTACATGTGAATCGTTTGTTGGTGGTGGTTGTAAGAATTGCGCTAATGGTCAAAGCACTTTTGTTGGTGGTGGTACTTGTAATACAGCAACCGGAACATGTGCTACAATTTTAGCTGGTAGCTGTGGTACCGCTTCCGGTACTGACTCAATCGTAGGAGCAGGTAAATGTAATACAGCATCTGCGAATTTTGCAACAGTTGTGGGTGGTTGTAAGAATACCGCTGCAGGAGCAAGAGCTCTCGTTGTCGGTGGTCAATGCAATAGCGCCTGTCAGACAGATTCTATAGTTGTTGGTGGTTGCTGTAATATAGCTTATTGCGCCGGTGGTTTAGTTGGCTCGGGAGAGGATAATAAAGCATGCGGCGCGCATTCTTCTATTGTTGGAGGATGTGTTAATAGAATTTGTGGTGCTACTAGTTGTAATAGTACTATAGCGGGTGGCTTAAGTGGTTGCGTAACTGGTAAATTTAACTTTGTTGGTGGTGGTTGCTCTAATTGTATTGCTAACACAGGAGGAGCAGCGATAGTTAGTGGATGTAAAAATCGTATTACTGGTAATGATTCATTTGTAGGTGGTGGGTGTACTAACACAATAGCGGTTGAAAATAGTTTTATAGGAGCCGGGCAGCAAAATGATATCGCAGCGATGTCTCCTAATACTGCAATTTTAGGTGGTTGCCTTAATTGTGCGACTGGCTCACCTCAATCATTTATAGGCGGTGGGGCATGCAACCTCGCCACTTCTGCCGGTGCCGCGGTAGTTGTCGGGGGTTTTTGTAACTGCGCGCGCGCCGGGAATGCCGTTGTAGTTGGTGGTTGTAAAAATGACGCTAGTGGTAATGATTCTATAATTGGCGGCGGGTGTGGTAACAAAACTAATGCATGCGCAACAGTTGTTGGTGGTGGTTTAGGAAATTGCGCTGCTGGTGGTCATGGATTTGTTGGTGGTGGTACTACTAACAAAGCTTGTGCATGCGCTGCAGTTACTGGTGGTCAATCAAACTTCGCGTTGTCTGCACACTCCTTTGTAGGAGGTGGTGCTACTAATTGCGCTGGAGGTAGCTACGGTGTAATTGTAGGAGGGTCAACAAATACACTCTCTGGTGCTCATGCTTTTATCGGTGGTGGTCATGATAATGTAATATGTGCTGCTCACTGTAATTCACAAGTGTTGGGGTCTCGTATTACTTCCGTATCAGCATGCATGCTGCATGCTCAAAGGTTATCCCTAAGTGGTATACCCACATCAGATCCCGGGGTAGGCGGCGTGGTGTGGGCTGACAGTGGCGCTTTAAAAATATCACAATGCCCATAAGGTAGATTTCTCAAATTCCTTGCATATATATAGTATATGGCAAGTACTATTTTTAATATTGAAGGAGGTCTCGGTAAACATATTGCTTCTACTGCTGTTATTAAAGCATACAAAAAACAGCATAAAGATAGAAAAATTATCGTTGTTGGAGCCTGGCCGGAAGTGTTTTTAAGGAATAACGACATTACTCGATTTTATAGACAGGGTAATGTACCTTACTTCTATGAAGACTTTATCTTTAATAAAAAAGATCTCGAGATCTTCGCTCAGGATCCATATAGACAAAAAAATCACATTACTAAAAAGACACATCTTATTAAAACTTGGTGTGATATGGTAGGTGTAAAATATAACCACGAACCGTTAGAGTTAAATTTTAATATAAGAGAGCTAGAAGAAGCTAACACAATTGTACATCAACTATTGGAGCCAGTTAGAAGTAATGGTAAACCACTTCTTATCTTTCAACCGTTTGGCGGGCCCGGGCCACCAGCTCAACAAAACAATTATTCTTGGACCAGAGACTTACACCCGAATGTAGCTCAACATATTGTCGATCAGCTGAAAGACAAATATAATATACTACACATCTGTTATGAGTTTCACCCTACGTTAAATAATGTAATTAGATTTCATAATGTTGTTTCTAAGAAAGTATTATGTGCGATGCTTCATTCCTCACAAAAGAGACTATTTGTAGACTCTTCTTTACAGCATGCAGCTGCAGCTATGAATTTACCATCTACTGTTGTATGGGTTGCTACACAGCATAAGATATTTGGCTACGGTCTTCATGACAATATTGGACCTAAGAGTCAAAACCTAAGAGGTACAGTTGATTCATACTTGTATGATTACAGCTTTAATGGAGTTACTCATGAGTGTCCTTATAATGACATCAATCAGATCCATAAGATTGATGATATTATTGCATCAGTAAATAAGAGCTAGTAATAAGAGCCGTATATATCGGTATCGTTTACATCCATATTAAACACGTCATTTTGAGAACTATCATCGATGTCGTATGGATCTTCTACTGTTGGGTAGGTCTTACCATCTGATGTAAGCTGATTTGCGAGTGTTGTTGAGAGTGTACCACTAAATGAATTATCATATATTTGCTCATTAACCGGCTCACTTGACAACCCACTCTGAAATGTAAAGTCTAATCGCTTACCTCTTAATCTATAAATATAATGCCCTAGGACAGGATTAAGAACAGCTAAGTCTTGATCCATACGCTCAGTAATTTCATACTTTACCGAGCCCCTACCATTAGGGCGATCGCATCCTAACACTTTAAGGTCTATAACATCACCAGCTTTTGGTTCTATTGATTGACCCACAGCTGCATAATCGAAATACGCACTTGCTGCTGTTGCAAATGTACTAATGTGAACAAAAGCGGTAAACTCGTCTCCAGGATCAAACCCAAACTTAGTTAAAGCGAGAGCATCATCTGATAGCTCTATGTACATCTGCACTCCTGTTAGTGGTCCTTGAAATTGTGATGTTGTCGATGAGCCAAAATCGGTACCATATAACAAATCTGCAGCTGATAAATTAAAAGTATTAATATAATAATCTACTGGTAGTCCAAAGTTATTAATCAAGTCGTTAAATGCTTGATCAAATACTAATTGCTCTGCCTGTAGGTTAGCAGGATTTACTAGCTCACCACATGAGGGTATCATAGTTGCAGCCAATACTTCAGATGGCGTACAGTTTAGTCTATTTTCATTACATGGAGGTGAGGATGGCATTTTACTTCTACTTTAACTTTAATATACCACAATGTGTACCCTCTTCATCTTCGTACATTTCTACCTCAACACCAGAATTACCGAGGGTTTTGGCAATACCTGGATTAAAATCCACCTCATACATATCTAATGTATTATGTAGAGGCATGCCCATCAGCTTAATTTGATGAGCGCCTCCATTTACTAAATTTGAAACATGAGGACATTTATGTTGATAGTCTTGTTTAACAGAATTTAAATGCTTCTTATTAAGACCTATTCTATTAGGATCTTTACCATTACGCATTTTTGGATTCATTATAGGATTTCCTTGAAAGTACTCGAGGAACGACATACTACCTTCACTATAAATTTTATCATATGAGCTAGCTATTAAATCGATAAGGTCCCCTATAGCGCTACTATTACGTAAAACCTTAAAGGCTAAATTCTCTACACTAAACTCGCCTTCACGAGCTAGCCCTCGTCTTCTCATCTTACCTATCTTTTCTTTAAGACGTTTTGCTCTATCATGCAGCTCTCTTGCATCTTCTCTCTCAACCTCACCAAGCTTTTCTTTTAAAATTTCTATATCTCTCTGAATAGCTTTAGCTTTTTTATATACATCCCTCTCGTCAATGGTTGGGTTATCATACATGGGCTCTGTTATCCAGCTATCATTCTTTAATGAATATAAACCAGATGCTATATGTGGCTCATCTTTATCTTGAATATACATTTCCACATCATGAGCTCTTAAAGTTATATTATGTCGTAAATTCCAAATAAAGCGTTGTCCATCTAGCGCTAGCTTTACAAGCTCTTCATCATCATTGATATCATCTAGATCTATTAACACGTGAACATCTAAATCAGAGTATCGATTGTAATTAAAATTGCTATTACTACCTGTTAAGGTAATATCATATACTTTTACACCATCTAGGTCTAAATTAGTAATAAAATCTTTGGTGATAGACAATAGCTTATCACGCACGTTCGGATCAAATTTTTTATCTTCCGACCAAAACTTTTTATTAAGAGTTTTGTTATAGAACTTCACGTATATATTTATTAAAAAAGCCCGTTGAGAGTACTCTCAACGGGCTTTTAATTTTGTTATTAATAAAATCGCTTAAGCTCCTGGAATTGATCCGAGCTTAGTATTACCAACTTTGTTGTTTTTACCGTAATCAATCTCTTTACTAAGAGTTGATCCAGCATCGACTCCATATCCACCGCCGTCTTTCATGACTGGACCACCAGCAGCGTGAAGTTTACCAACTTTGTTCTTTTTACCGTAATTAATCTCTTTACTAAGAGTTGATCCAGCATCGATTCCATATCCACCGCCATCTTTCATAGCTGCTTCTTCGTCTTCTTCTGGAACCTTCTCATCGTCTTCCTCTTCATTTTCTTCAATTTCAGTATCAGTAACGTCTGTAACATCGACATCGATGTCAACGTCTGTTTCCTGTTGAGCAATTGCTGTGGTTAAAATATCAGAAAGGGTTTGAGCTAACTCACCGGGAATTGACACTGTGATCTCTTCGGGAACCTCATCAGTTTCAATGCCAAGGGCTTCAATTTCTTCTGTGTCGGTAAATGTTTCTGTTTCCTCAAAATCTTCGGAAACCATTACCTTGTTATAAAGTTTATCAAATACGGATTTACTGGCCATAAAATTATTTAGGCTAGCTCGAGCATTTTTCTCGGTTTCTTTTAAAATTTCTTCTTCTTCATCTTCTTCCCCTACATTACCTATTAACGCATCATCACCAGTAGGTAATGGCTCATCGCACCCTACACCAGGATCATTTCCATCACCATAAGTGTATCCTTTAATATTATAAATGTTATTATCTTTGTCTTTATCAGAAAGCTTTGTTATATCTACTTTAGCGGGTCTATAACCACCCTTTTCTTGTGGGCCTCCAGCCTCTAGAGGCGCTTTACCGATTTCACCTACCGGTACAGTATCTTCGTTTACTACTAACCTATCCAGTACATCACCGTAGGCTTTTCCTAATGAATTAAAATCACTTTTTTTAGACATGTAATTATTTATAGCTCTTATTAAATATTTCTGTGGCTACACAGAATAATATGTATTATATGGGTAATAAAAACTTACCCAACGTCAATTGGAAGGGTGTTTATACCAAAGAGCAAGTAAAGCATCTTAAAAAAGCTAGCAAAAATATATTATACTTTGCTGAGAATTTCTTTTATATTGTTAACCTAGATAGAGGTCGTGAACAAATTAAATTATACAAACCTCAAAAAAGGTCATTACGCTTAATGCGTGATAATCGATTCTTTTGCTTATTGGCGTCTAGACAGATAGGTAAGTCGACTATGATGTCTATCTATATATTATGGCAGGCATGCTTTAATCCTGACCAGCGGATTCTTCTAGTAGCAAACAAAGAGGCTACTGCTATTGAGATCTTTCAGCGCATTAGGATGGCGTATGAAGAATTACCTAATTGGTTAAAGCCACCGGTTAAGGAATATGCAAAGACTTCTATGACATTGGAAAATGGTAGTAGAATAGGTATTACAACTACTACTGGAACAGCTGCTCGTGGTCAATCAGTCAATTGCTTAGTTATTGATGAGATGGCATTTATCGAACCTCATTTAGTAGAAGAGTTCTGGAAATCTGTTTTCCCTATCATTACTTCTTCCACAAAATCTAAAGTGTTTGTATGTTCTACAGCTAATGGTACCGATAATCTATTTTATAAGCTATACACAGAAGCGGTAGATGGTTTAAATAGCTGGGCTTATGATATGATAAAGTGGGACGAGATCCCTGGTCGCGATAAAGCATGGGCTCAAGCTACAAAAACAGCAATCGGATCATCTGATGCCTGGTTACAAGAGTTTGAATGCGAGTTTATTCACTCTGGGGAATCCACACTAGATGATGAGTTGTTTGAAGAAATGATGAATAAGGTATCTAAACCTAAAATTTTATTAGACGACGGTCATTATAAGATATGGGAAGAACCAGATGAGTCTAAGATGTACGCTGCAGGTGTAGATATTTCTGAAGGTGTAGGTGTAGATTCATCTGTCATTCAGATTATAGACATAACAGACATAAGAGATATAAAGCAAGTAGCGGTCTACAGAAACAACAAAATACCCCCTTTAGAGTTTACCAATAAATTATATGGTATTTTAAGAAACTGGGGGTCTCCCTTGGCTCTCATAGAGAGAAACAATTGTGGCGCCCAGGTAGTGGATCGGTTATCTGTCGACCTAGGATATGAAAAAGTTGTATCGTATGGTAATGCCAAAGCTCATCGACGTAATGTAATGAGAGGGATGATCGCGCACACTAATACCAAATATAAAGGCGTTCTCAACATGCGCTATTTTATGAATGAAGTTAGAGTGATTAAAATTAATGAGGAGGACACTGTAAAGGAGCTTAGAAACTTTGTACGGTATCCTAACGGTACCTGGAAAGCTCGAGCTGGGTTTCATGATGACCGAGTTATGGCGATGTTATATGCATTATTCATTCTAGAAAAGGAGATTACAGAAAGGTTTTTTGAAATTGTGGAGTTGGATGATATGGGCAAGCCTCTTGTACTAGAGCCTATGGATTATGGTATCAGTTATTTTGAAGACCCTACTTCAATATATCTAGATAATGAAATAGTTGGTAGTAATAACCACGAACTACCGGCTATTGTATGGGGCATGGGTGATGAGATGGAGGATGAGATGAGCGATCTCGAAGCAATGGGGTACCACTTAGTAGGAGAAAAGCCTCCTGAGAACTGGCAGGCAGGAATACCTAAACAGGTATAAATATATATATGGCTCGAAATACCGAACAGCAATCGTTACTTAATAAATCAAGAGCAGATAAGTTTTTACTGGTCTTTGATGTACCACCTATATTAAGAGACTTTGATAAAAAATTTAAACAGGATCAAACTCAGTTTATTGGTGAATCAGTACAATTTTCTATTTTTGGTGCTGCTGTACCTGAGGTTACTGTACCTGCTATTGAAAATAGATATGCCGGCAGCACTTTGTATGTATCTTCACATGCTAAGAACCCATACCCACCAGTAAGTGTTAATTTTAATGTAGATAACGAGTACAAAAACTACTGGGTTATGTATACTTGGCTTAACTTATTACATGATCAGTATGACGGTACATACAATTCTCGTAAATTAGAAACAAATGATCCAGATTTTTCAGATTATCAGACTGATTTAACTATTTTTGGTAAAGATGAATTTAATAATACCAGAATAAAATTTACATATACTAAAGCGTTTCCTACTACAATTGAAGCGGTAAACTATAATTACCAAAATCCAGATGAGATATCTTCAGGATTTACTTTTGTCTACTCGCAATTACATACTGAAATCGTTAATTTTTGAATTTATTTGGCTGAAATAGGATAAATAATTTTATGGCACAGCGCACTATAACCTCCCCGGGAGTAGAAATCAGAGAATCAGATCTTTCATTGACAACGCCAGCTAACGTAGGTACAAATATCTACGTTACCGGTTTTGCACAACAAGGACCTTGTGACGAGGTACTTAAAATAACCTCTAAGCAGGAATTAAATCAAATATTTGGTACACCAACCACTTCAGCTGAAAGATACTTATACTACACAATAAACGAACTTTTAAATTCCCCCGGTAATGTTTACGCATCACGGCTACCATACGGCGTTGGGACAGGAGATGGATTTGGGGCTAAATACTCCGCATTAGCTTATCCAGTTACTGCGCGTGACGTGGCTGGTGCATCCCCAGCTGACTTAACTATAGGTGGTAGCTTATCGGGTGTATATATATTAGGGGCTCCGGTTCATCTTGAATTAACCAAATCACAATACCTTAGTGCTATAGATGGTACAGGGTTTGACTGGTCAGCAGCCGGGTCAGTGCAAAGAACTCTTACTAGTAACTTCTCTACTACAGGACCAATTACTGCCTTAGGTAAAGCTGGTTTAGTTGTTTTAAACAAATCACAAACAACTATTAATAACGGGTTTGAAGGATATTACGTAGGTGCTATTGATAACAGTGGTATCAACCCTGGATCTAATTTTGATACCATCTCAAGTGTTAGATCATTAAATGTGGCATTAGCTACTAATGCTCCAAATTCTCAAACTACACTTGTGCCGGATTCTACTTTAACTTTCCCTACAACGGCGAATTTCACAACGGGTAGAGGTAATAGCTTATCGGAGGTAATGGAAAATCTTACTGATTATGATATTGATAATAGACAGTTTGATGATTACTTAAACATTGGAGTATTTAAATTACGTAAGTCTCTATGGGCCACAGCTGCTACAAAACTTGATTATGTTTTATCTGACGGGATTGTAGGATCGATTAACTCTAGAAGAATGCAAAATAACCCTAACGGTGGGGTTGATCAAAACATATTCCTTGAAAGGGTAGATGATAGTTCAAGGAATG